CCTATAGATGCTGCAAATGCTATCATTGCTGCTGGATCTACTCCTCCTAACATACCCATAGCCATAGCTGCAGGTATTAGTGCCAATGCAACTATCAATAGTGCCGCTGCTCCCATAATAATTGTAGGTCCAACTCCACCAACTATAGCAAGTGCTAATGAAATTCCAATCATGGAAGCTCCAAATACAGCCATTGCAACAGGATCTACTCCTTCTAATAAACTAAATGCATATGCCGCTGGTATTAAGGCTACTGCTACGATAGCAATTGCTAATGCGGCTTTAATTATAGAACTAGCTTTAATTTTACTTAAGCCCTTAAAGAAGTTAGATATTCCACCACCTCCTTTTGGAGCTTTTACTTTTTCTAGGTTTTTAGATAAGTCAGCAGATTCTTTGGCAGCGTTACCAAATAATTTTCCAAACAATCCACCCTTTCCTTTTGGTATCATTCCACCAAATATTGACTTCATTCCTGCTAGTCCTGGCATTAGTGCAAATATCTGTCCACCTGTAGAAGCCATAAATTGGGCTAACATTCCCATTTGAGCTGCAGTTTTCTCTGATTCATCTGTAACTGCTGACTGTGCCTCTAATACTTTAGAATCTAGGTTTACACCTTTTTCTTTTGCCTGTAGAATTTTTGTCATATCTGCAACTGTAACTCCTGATGCTTCTGCTAGAGCTCTTTGTTGCACTACTGACATATTTTCAAAGTCTGATAGTGTTCCTGCGTTTTTAGCTATTTCTTTTACAAGCGTATCTCTATCTCCAACTAAAGCTGCTTGTCTTGCTGCGTCTAGATTCAATTGTCTACCAATCAACATCTCAGCTTTCATTTCTTTTTGTATAGAACCTTGAACATCAAGTAAACTGTCACCAGCTGCAACAACTTTTTCTAGGTTTAATCCTAATTTTTTTGCATTTGCGGCGGCGTTTACTAGTCCTGAAGCTCCATCTTTACCAAATCTTGCGAACTCATGTGCGTTATCAGCTATATCAGCCATTACAGCTTTAGGAGCAACTCCTTTTGCTTTTGCTAAACTCTTAACTTGATTCATCAATGCATCAGCACCCTCTTGTGAGTTGTCAGACATAGATAACAGTTGTTTATTTAGTTTTGCTGCAGCATCAGCAGATATTCCATATTTTACTGACATTTCACCAACAGTAGTTACAGCTGCAGCCGTTGCATCTTTTAATGAACCATTTAAGTCTACTAGAGCCGATATAGATGCTCTTGCCTCATCACCAGATAACACGAATCCTCTACCTAGTGCGTTAAACTGAGCGGTGAGCTGAACTCCAACTATTCTCATAGTATCCATGGCAGCGTTTCCATCACCTAAAGCTCTAGCAAGTTTAAAGGCTTCCTTTGTAGATTTTACTAGTCCAACAAATAAAGCAGTCACTAAAGCCTTCATTGATACCAGCTCATCCACTATAAGCCCAGCACTGTTTAGCATGTCCCTCATGCCCGCAGAATTTTCTTTGGCTTTATCATTTGCCTCTTTCAAATTATCAGCATGAGATTTTCCAAAGAAGTCTAATTTTTGCATCTCTTTTTTCTTCAAGATAAGTTCTTTTACACCATCCCGAAGTAATTGATATTCTTCTGCACCCAATTCTTGGGCATCTTTCATTAAATCACCTATTTTTGACATGTGGTCAAACTGGTCTAGAGTTCCGTCTGCTATAGCCTGAGCCATCATGGCTCTTGTAGCATCTAATTTCTGAAAGGCTCTTGCCCCTTGAAGATTGCCATCATTTATTGCTTTTTCCTTAACAGCTGCTTCTAGTGCTTTTACCTTGTCAGTGGCAATTTCTGAAGATATAGAGGCATTCTCGGATCGTATAGCCTTAATTTGCTCTTCCATAGAGCGAATTTCTTTGAGTAGTGCTGCCCTTTCTTTATCTGCTTCGTTTGCCATATCTTACAACTGCTTTAGTACTTTAGATTATGTTTTTTAGCGTATTTTTCTAATTTAGCTATATAGTCTTTTTCTGCATCTCTGACTACTTTTTGGATATCTTTCTTAAGTTCAGGTCTTTGAGACATTAGTCTATCAAACTCTTTTCTCTCCATTTTCTTAGCTAAATTTCTAAGATAACGACTGATAAAGTTGTCTTCTTTAATAACAGATCTAACGTATTCTCTAATTTGAGATCGTAATTCTTTTTCTTTTGACATATTGTTCCCTCTATATCTATTTATTCTTATATAAATATAAAGGAGCTTGGTTTTTTAGCTATTTCCTACGAGCATTTCTTGCAAATGATGGTACTTTTGGTGGTCCAGATGACTTACCTCCGGAGTTCTTGGCTTTTTCCATCTCTTCAGCTTCGGCTTTAAGTTGCTCATCAAGAAGTTTGAAATAGTAGGTCCTAAGATATACAGGCAGTTCATAAACATCCGAAAATGTGAACCCACCTTTTGAATTATAGCAAAGTTGAAATATTTGCTTGTGTAGAATGGGCCTGTAATCAGACCCCAGGCCAAAAAAAGTTGACACCAAGTGGGATTGACATTTCCCTTTCTTGTCCAGTTATATCTGATACAAATGTAAAGGTCATATCAATATCTGGTGAAACTTTTTTAATATAGTCTCTGAATGCTCTAGTATCTCTAGATAAGAATTGATTATCAACAAAATCTCTAATTGCTTTAGGTGAAGAATCTCCATCAACTGATACAATCATGTGCTTTAGCCTTGTACTTAATTGAGCATCTACACCAGCATATCCTCTAGTTTTGAAGTTCTTTTTTAGAGCTTTTACTTCTTCAGTAATTTTATTCTCATCACCATGTGTAAGAAGTCTGAATGATATAGTTCTTTTAGCAGTCGGTAATTCAAAGTCAAATGAGTTATCATCACCAATTAAATTCCAATCGACATCATTATCTCTTAATTCTTGAAGGTCTATAGAAGTTTCTTGTTTTTCACCTGGAGTAAATGGATCTTCAATCTCAACTTTATAGTCTGAACCATAGCCCATAACTCTCGCAGCTATCATTATAGCATTTTTATCACCTATCAAAATATCATCATAATTACAAGGCGTAACAATAAGTGCCTTTAATAATCTATCTAATACAACACCTTTTTGAATAAGATTCTGTGAGGTTAAAATATCTTCTTCTCTAGCAGTCATATACTTTAATTCTATAGTACCTGACTTTAATGGGTGCCCTTCTGGATATAATTTTCCCTTACTAGGTAATTCTATAACTTCTGTTGGGAATTTATATTCTACTTTACCCTTAGAGTCATTGATATTTTTACTACTTTCAGCAACAAGCTGTTGTTTTATTTGTTCATCTGTTAAGGTTTTGTCTGCCATAACTTATTTCTCCATTTTGTTCATAACGTTTATATTTGATATATACATATATAAATATACTTCTAAACTAAAAAGAATAAAAAACTCCTAACTTTTTTTTAGTTAGGAGTCTTTCTATTTGTATATTAAAGATATTATTAGAATTGTAAGATCCAGTAGTCACACTGTATAGACATTGCAATTTCGTTGTATGCATTGGTGGCTGTCCAATCTAACGTTCCGAAATCTGCTTCTGTGATAAATGCACCTTTACCTGTCCATTCTTCTACTTTATCACCTACAGGTCCAAGTACATTGATTGTTACGTCTTTCTTATAGAAGTCCGCGTAACCATCTCTACCAGTTACTGATTCGTGGTGTAGTCTTACCCATTCCATAACTGCTTGTGCACCTGATGGTACAACTGGGTCATATAATGTTAATGCTACAACATCCCATTTTGATTTTCCTTTTACGTATCTAGTAACGTTAATGTGCTCAAGAGTTACAGTTTCTTGTGTAATTTTAGGTCTAGCAGCTTTATGGATTAAGAAAGCTGGTATACCTTCAATATAGAAAATGTATCTATTTTGCTGTTTAGGCTCAAAAGCCGTAAACATTGCTTCATTTGGATCGATTAAGTTAGCCATTTAGTGTTCTCCTCTATTAGTATATCTTTAATATAAATATCGCCTATTCTAATTTTTATTCATCAAACGATGCACCAGTTGGCATAATGTTGAAGTCAATAATGATAAATTCTGCAGCTTTTGCAGGCTGTAAGAATATTTCACCTTTCATTATATTTCTATCAATTATATCTGGTGTATTGTTTGTTTCGTCCATAATTACACGGAATGCAAATAAACCTTGGTTTTGTTGTACTGACTCTAAGTATGGATTAACAATATTTAAGAATCTTTGTCTAGTTGCAGTCGTGTTGTTTTCAAATACAAGATATTTCGTTGCAGAAGCAATAAACTTCTTAGCAGCGATCAATAATCTACGTACGTTAATTCTATCTAAAGCAGATGGTTTTGCTTGAAGTGTTTTCTGACCCCATACACAAACTCCAGTTCTTGGGAATACTGCGATTGGGTTAATTCTACCTTCATATAATTCATCTCTTTCTGCGTGTGTTAATCTTGTGTATACATCAAGTACTGTAGTTAAACTACCTCTATTAAGACCTGCAGGTGCAAACCAAGGGTGAGCTACTTTGTCATTGAATGCATATACACCAGGAATAACAACAGATGGTGGTACAAACTTAAATCTGTTTGTTGCAGAATCTAAGATTTTTACCCAAGGATAATACATTGCAGCATAGTTAGTATCATAAGAATCTGCTTGTGATGTTGCACTTGCTATACTATCACCTTGTAATGAGTTATTTGGATCGAAGATATAGAATGCATCACCTCTATCCTCACAAACTTCTATTGCTCTTCCAATTACTGCTGTTGAGTTAGTGTTTAATATACCTGGAGTTACGATAAGGTTAATATCAATCTCATCAGGATTTGCAATTGCGTTAATTGCTTTATTATATACTGTGTATCCAGTTGCAGTTGCTGTACTTACATCGTGTCCGAATGAGTTTGCTCCTGATAAATCTACTCCAACTGAAACTCTTAATGCTGGATTAACTCCATCAAAACCTCCTTGGAAGGCCATTGAGAATTTCTTATATTTTAATGGTGAATCTAAAGTTACAAATCCAGATCCTGATTGAGCCATTGTATCTAAGCTAAGTGCTTTGTTGTGTACTTCTGCAGCCGTATCAGATAATGGAGCCACGTAGTTGTAGTTTCCTTTAGCGTTGTCTGAATTAAATTCAAATCCAAAGAATGTTTTTGAATCATCATGTGACTTAGAAACAACCATAACAGCTGGTGGATAACCTGCAGTAACTGTATCAGCTGCACCATTGTTAGTATTTACAGTCATTGAGAATGGTGACTTATAAGCATCGTGTCCAAATGGTACAAGTTTTGGTGAAACTACTTTATTATCTACAGCTTCATCTACCTCTATTCTAATATATTCTGAAATATTAGGATACATTCCGTTTACAATTAGTTTTCCTGAAGAATCATAAGATCTATATTGTGTTCCAATTCTACGTCCAATAAAGTTTGGATTATCTGGATCGATACTTAAATTTGCATAAGTTTCTATAGATACAGGTCTAGTGTCTGTATCGTCATATTTTCTAACTTGTAAAGTAAATGAACCATAATCGTCTCCTTTTACAGAACCAGCTTTCTTTACGTTAGAAATAGATATTTTGAAGTCATCATTAACCGCATTACCATGGCCTAATGTATGTACCTTAAATAATCTAAATGTACTTCCATTAACAGTTTGTGAACGTACAAAAGGAGTACATGCGTGAGAATATCCAGCCGCTCCAATTGGAGAGTATGTTCCACCGTTAAAGTCTAGATCCATTCTAGATGCAGTCAGTGTAGTAGTTTGTATTGTTCCTCCTGTTCCTGTAAGGTTAGAGAATGCTGTTTCGTCGATGTGTTGTGCAACAGACTCAGAGTTAAATAGTGCATAAACATATACAGCTTGTACAGGTGTTGTTGCAGAATCTAGAGCGGTTGAAGGTACATATCTACCTGAACTTTGGCCTAAACAGTTAAGAATATAGTCTGCATTATCCTCATCGAATGAGAATGTAAGATTTGTTGTAGCTTCAGTATTTGTAAAACTGTGAGATGCTACACCCTTTATGAAGTCTTTGTTACCAGTTCCAAAAGCGCCTATTGCAGAGTCAGATGCGAATGTAGCATCTTCATCTCTTGCTGTTGGGTGAAGTACAGCACCTATAAATGCTGATTGAGTTACTTCTGCACCAGAACCTGATAAAAGTGTGTATACTAAAGCAGAATTGCTATTACTATATCCAGCTAAACCAAGAGTTCTAACAATCGTTACAGCTCCGGCATGTCTTATGTATTCTTTTACTGTATAAGGAACGTATGTTCCGTCTGTTCCTGCTCCAAATTGGTCTTGAAACTCATTGAATGATCTGATTACTTGTGGTTCAAATGCAACACCTTTTTGTGTATTACCAATAATAGCAGCACCAATTTCTCCAATACCAACTGGCAAAAATGATAGGTCGTTTTCTTGTGTAAAAACACCTGGGCTAACAATTCTTTCGGCCATGTTTTTTTCTCCTATATATGTTTACTTAATGAAAAACACTCTAAGTTCTAAGTATTTCTTAACTATATATAAATATCTGGTAGATTCCCAAAATACTATCTAGAAGATGAAAATTTACCAGTAGATATGTCTAGAGAACCTTCACCGTACTTCTTACTTAATTCAGCTGCTAAGCTAACTTCTCTCTTTTTTATATCAACTAGTAAAGCGTCTAACTCTTCTTTTTGTGAAACTATAGCTTTTTCTTGAATAGCAAGTTGGCCAAAAGCAACAACTAAGTTATCCATATCAGCTTGTAGTGTTTTTAATTTGTCAAGATCTGCAGAATCAACTGTTTTTTCTGTTTCTGCCTTTTTGTTTTCTCTATGTTCTTTGAGTTTTTTCTCAATATCGGTATCTATAACCATTTACTTTCTCCTAAAAATTACTGTTTTTATACTTATCTATTAACTTATTACTTGCAGGATCTCCGCTTCCTTCAAGTCTTCTTCTTGTTGAATCCAACGTACTACCTTCATCAACTAATGAACCTGTTTTATTTACATTAGATGAATTTTGGTTAATTGGTTTATCTATATCATTAAACACAAACTCTGTAGTTGTTAACTGTTTTGCTGTAAATGTTCTCTTTGCATAGTCAGTCGCATCTTTTTGAACATTATCTGGCACAATATATCCATTCATTGTTATTTGAAAATTAGCTCTTACTGACCTATCTATTCCCTGTTCTAAGGTATTTTCAGTAGAAAAACTATCCATCATTGCTAAAAATTTGAAACTATTTTTATCACCCCAGTAAGAGTTTGCATTATAGTTAATATCTTCAATTATCTTATTCTGTTGTGCAACATATTCTGTCCATACGATAACATCATAGGTTATCTTCACATAGTCAGGTATAATAACATTATAGTATTCTCTAGATGGTTTTACACCTCTTAAAATATTCCATCTATCATATCTGTTTCTAGAATTATAGCTAGTTGAGAATTGACGTATAATATTGCTTGGATCTGCGGCATCTATCTTGTTTCCCATCATTCCTTCAACTCTCTCTAAGTTTGTTCTTCTATACATGATAACCGGTACTTGTATTTTTCCTTTACCGTCTCTAAATACTCCACTTTTTTGTACTGACTTCCATCTTTCTGGAGAACCATAAACTATTGGTACATCTATTACTTCTTCACCATCATCAACCTTTGGCTTAATCACTTGATTGAAGTAAAAAGTTATTGCCTCATCTATATCATAAAGACCAATGGTAATATCTTTTACCTTTGATTCACCTTTTCCGATCTGGTTTATCCTGTTGGTTGATATGTTATTATTTCTTTTTGCCATTATAGATTAGATATTCTATTGTTAGTACCAGATCTTATTTTCTCTAGTCTTAGTTTACTTTTTCTAGTTTCATGAGTATTTACAATAATTGAGAAACTTGAACCAAACTCTCCACCTAGAGAATCAGTTCTTCCACCATCTATAAATCCTTTATCTGTATCTGGGTTCTTACCAAATAAATATTGATGCTCATGTACTTCATCTATTTCCCAATAAGTTGCATCCCACCATATTATATCACCTACTTCTAAAAGTACATTTGCAGCCGGTGTTCCTATATTTCCAGCTGGTAAGAGGTCATCTCTCAAAAACTTAAACTCTGCAGCATGGTTAATTTCTGGTCCAAATTCATCACTAGACCACTCTTCATCCTTCATATCAATAAGACATGCAACTCTTACTCCTGGTTTATATACTTTATTTAGAGCTTCACCATATAGGTTTGCCTTAGTATCATAGATTGCTGCCTTGAAAATATCAACTTCTGTGTCGATAATTGCATTTATCAACTCTCTATTCAAAGTCCTAAATAGGCTTATATCTCTTTGTCCTCCAAATAATGCCATAATTAACCTATATAAATTGGATAAGGTATTCTATTTAATGTTTCACCCATAAATTCTGCCTCATCTTTTTGTCGTTCTAACATATTTCTTCTACTTGTTGCCTCTAGATCTTCTCTAAGTTGATTCAACAGGTTTTCTTTTTCAGTTGAAGCTTCATTTCTCAATGTATCACCATCTAGATTTGTTTCACCACCTGGAATAGGTATACTTCCATATTTACTACGTATACTACCTAAAAGTTCTTTAGCTAATGCCAAGGTATACTTTCTAATCCACTGTTTTCCAGCATGGTTTATCTCAGTATACTTCATGTTGTTATATGTTGCATTAGAAAAGTCTGTAGTTAATCCATCATTAGTCTTTAATGGGTTTTTTCTGTCATTTCTTACTATATACTGAAAATGTATCTTAGCCTCATCTGTAGGTCTTGGAAAAACTCTAAGTTGATTATTTATTAGTTCAAAAGTATATGCAGATTTTCTTATTTGGTCATTAAACTCTATTGCTTGTACTCTTAAAAGGTCATCATACATTGGTAACATTAAAAAGTTAACAGCTGGAGTATAATTACCCCATCCAAAACCTTGTAGCATTTGTTCTGAACCTGCACCTGTTCCAACATAAGGGTCAAAATATCTTGTTACAGCCGGAGCTGGCTCATAAAATACTCTTTTTATTTCTATTGCATTACCACTCTCAGAAACTGTAGACCATAAACTGTCTAAGTCGTATGTTTGACCTGATGCTGAATTTACAGTAATAGAACCTGTCTTATATGTTACATCTCCACCAGCTCCTGCTTCTGTTCCATACTGAGTAGCAAGAGTTATCATTCTATCAAAATTAGGTGTTATTTCTCTATGAGTAAGATTAGAACCTGATGAAGTTCCTCGCAGGTTTAACAAATTTTCTTTAATATTAAAATAGTTAACTTGAGAACTATATTCTGTTATTGCCTCTTCGAATACAGCATATAAACTACCTGACTGCAATTCTACATCAACAATTGGGTACCCTAGTCTCTTTGCGCACCATGCAGCAGTATTATCTACATCGTTTTGAAATGAAGTTTCAGTGTCGTAGAATCCAAAAGGTGTTTGTCCTGTTGCAAATGTTGAAGTTCCAGTCCAAATTGGTATTTTAGTTGCCATATTTTTCCCTGATATTTTAGTTAGCTATTCTTATATAAATATCAAATTTATCCATTAAATTTATGGTTTTTATAGTAGTTTAATATATCTTCTAAGATTGGATGCCTATGGTTAGAAAGTAATTCAATTGTATGTAAACCTTCTACCTCTTTTACTCCTCTTAAAAAGCCTAGTCCACTTTCTCCATTCCGTTTTAAGTCTACTTGGTCTGTATCTCCACAAAACATCATTCTACTATTTAATCCTATCCTCTGTAGAATCATAAGTGTTTGGTCATGGTCTAAGTTTTGACATTCATCAACAATTACACATGAATCTAAAAAAGTTCTACCTCTCATATAACTAACAGGTACAATTTCTATTTGGCCTTTAGTTATCATTTGTTCTACCCTTTCTTTTCTCAGTAATTGATACATATTACCATATATTGGAGCTACCCATGGTGACATTTTTTCTTCCATATTACCAGGAAGGTGACCTAAGTCTTCTTTACTAATTGTTGGTCTAGTAATAATAATCTTTTTGTAGTTTTTCTCTAATATACCATGAAGTGCAATTTGACATGCAAGAAGAGTTTTACCACTACCTGCTTTACCTAATATTATTGAAACATCGTTCTGTAATATTTGGGCTTTTGCTAATTTTTGTTCTTCATTTAAGGATAATAAGAATCTATATCCTTTCTTATTATTTTTTTGACCGTTTACAAAGTCTCTTGCCATAACATATTCTCCTTAACTATTTATTAAAATGTTCCACCATTTATTGTATCAAAAAATAATTCTCCACTACAACTTATATTACCTGAGGCTGTTATGTTTCCTACTATTTTAGTAGGATTACCATTTCTTCCTATTTGTATTTTAGTATCATTTTGATAACCTAAACCTAATAAGTTAGTATTAACCATATCAGCTAAAATATTACCTTCTATAAGATAACCTAAACCTTTTACAAGACCACTTGCACTTATTTCACCTGATGCTGTTATATTTCCAGTAAATGTATGAGTATCATCTGAAGAATTACCAAATATAGTGGAACCTGAGGATGTGTTTACAACGCTTTCTGATACAACATAGGTTTGAGCTGTTAATATTCCGGCTATTTCTACATTATCTCCATCAAAGGTTATTGGAAGACTACTACCGGCGCCATCATACAATTGTGATTCACTAACTTGTACTAGGCGGGTATAAGTATCTGATATATTCTTTCCCGTTAGATCCGCCATCTACAAACCCCTATGAAAATTTTTCTAATGCTTTTAATACTTTAGAGATAATGTAAGACTTTTCTTGTTCAGTTAAAGTAAAAGATGATTGGTAATTAGTTATGATTTCTGTTAAATCATCTCTTTTTTGGTCTATATTTTTAAGTGTTATCTTTTGTTTCTTTATTTCACGTAGTATATTTACAACATGAGTTTTCTTATCTGTTTCTACTATAACTTTCATCTTTGGTTTACTCTCCTCTATAACTTTTTGAGACTGTGACTTTACTTCTACAGTTATTTTTTTACTAGCTTCTACTATGAAGTTAGAACTCCATGGTTGAAAATATGTATCATCAGCTATAACTTCTAATTTAATATCTCCAGTTGTACCCTCTGGTAAAAGTCCTTGTAATTTTTTGATTGGTACAGTACATTTTCCTGAAGAATCTACGTTTCCTTCAAACATTATATTTACAACGTCAGAAGAAACTATGATTCTAGATTTTGCGTTTGTTAATGATGCTCCTGTTAGGTTTATTTCACAGATAAAATTTTCTTGTTTATCTGTATATACTTTATATTGCATCTACTATCTCCAAACTTGGTTTTGATACTTCTTCTAAAGCAAATTGTATTGATTCAACAGTCATTTTCGCTTTTATACTTTCTTTAGATTCTTCGTATATCTTTATACCGTTTCTTTTACATATCAACGATATAAGCTTTTTAACCTTTTTAGGTTCTAAGTCAGCTATTATGGCAGTTTGGTTTGAATTTCCTGTTTGTGCAACTTCTTCTACAACTTCTAGAAAGACTCCTTCCCATACCTCAGTTGCATTATTCCACAATACTTGATATTCTTCCCACTTAGCTTTTATTGCCATAACTATAATAAATATAAAGAAGTTATTGAAAAAAGAAAGAGGCTAGTAAAAACTAGCCCCTCTCAAATCATTATATGATTAGTATAATATTAAACGTTTACAACGTCTTTACAAAATACTTTACCATAGAATTCTGGTCTTACAACTTTCTTAGCGTATCTAGTCATTACACCTTTACGTGGAGTAAAGTTTGTAGGATCGTACACTAAAGGAGTCATAATTAGCGGTACGTATGGAGCATAAACAGCACCAGTTTCAAGGAACTGAGTTCCTCTAAAGCCCATAATAATTTCATCCTTTTGGATGTATGGGTTTTTGTAAACTGTAAATCTGTTGTTTAATGCACCAACTTTTTGTACACCCATTGCAAATGATGATTGGTTACCATCAGTATCTGCAGCATATCCTGGAATAGATTCTAAGATTGTTGCAACTTCTGGTCCACAAACTAAGAAGTTTGCTCCACCTCTCATTGTTTTTGCGTGGATTTTGTTCGAAACTTTTTGGATTTTAGTACCTAAAGTTTGGAACCATGTACCTTGGTTGTATGCAGCTGCAGCAGCGCCTGCCGTCCAGTCTGCTTCACCATTGTCAGTAGTACCATCGTGAGTTTCACCAATTGTAGCTGACCAGTACTCTGTAGTTAGAGCATTTTCAGATAACATTGATAAAATTTCAAGATCGATTTCCATTGAAACATACTCAGATAACATTGAAGTTAACTCAGCCTCAGCATCAATACTGTGGTAAGCGTTCAAGTCTTGAGCAAATTCTGGAGACCATACTGCTTTCAACTTACGTGTCTTAGCAACGATAGTCTCAGATCTTAATTCAACATTTACTTCTGGTATGTTAATATCAGTAGTATCACCAGTAGTATCTTCAAAATCA